TTTTATATTTATTTATTATTTTTATTTTTTGTAGGCAATATATATATTTTAATGGCAATTATTAAAAAACATTAAAAAAAATTGAAAATATGACCCCCCCCCCCTTTTTGGTTTTTTGTTTGGGGGGGGGGGGGTGTAAAAACGCACTTTTTTTTTATAAAAATTCAAATATGGCACTTTTCAATACTTTTTTCCTACAAATATGATGTTTTGTGTTAAAGTTCTCTAAATTATTTTGTGGATTAATATAACTTATATAGATTTGTACTCGAAGTCAAGGAAACAAATTTGTGGCAGACTTTAAATATATGCTTATGAACACAGACACAGCACTTGAAGATTTAATTGAATATGTAGAAAACACATTTCAAGACGATGAATTAAATGATTACATTGAAACGGTTAATTTTGTAGCTGGAAACATTTACAAACTAAACAAAGCTATTAATGACATTGAACAAGAACGAACTACTTTTGGAAGCATTAGTTCAGAATTAGAATTAAAGTTACGAATATTAAAACAATCATTAACAAAAGAAATAAATAGACTATAATGGAAGAAGTAATCCTACAACAGATAGAATCATTAGAATTAATAATGAATAGCCAACAAAGAAGATTAGATATTGCTACAAATCATTTAAAAGAATTAGCTAAAATTGAAGCAAATTTAATTACCTTTGGATCGGTATCAGATGAAGAACAGTTAGATAAACAAATAATCCTATCACAATATTTATAATGAAAGAGATAAAAAGATTTGACAAATGGATGAGAAAAATAGTCCAATCCATTCACTACCACGACAACGAACAAATATGTAACGCTTACGAAAGAATTAAGAAATGAAAAAGAATTGGATAGTAGAAGAAGGATATTTATGGAAGTATGGCGTTCCTGACGAAATAATAGTATGTAATTATTTTAGTACTAATAAAGTTATGGAATACGGTTGGAGTGGAATAGCAACAAAAAAAACATTACCTGAACAATATTCAATAGGTAAATGGATAATTAAATCAAAAAACAAGGTCGGTAACCACCCTTATGTATAAAACGAGGGCAAATAAACAAAAAAATGAGCAATAGACATCAAGCATTAGAATACAGCGAACAATACACAATGAACCACACCAACGAGGCAACTAATGCTCAAGCATTGAGCAATACCCAGCGTAGCAACGAATGGTTTAAAGACAGATATGGTAAGTTTACCGCATCAGAAATTCATAAACTTTTAGGAGTTCGTGGATTAGGAGAAACTGGAAAGACTTATGCGATTGAAAAAGCAATCGAACAATTGTACGGTCAAGTCGAAGATAGTTATCGTGGTGCAGATATGCAACGTGGAGTCGAGTTAGAGCCATTAGCATTTGCTAAATTCCAAGAGATGCACCCTGAAGCAACTGAATCATTTATGTTTCCTTATGGACAACACGCAGGAGCATCACCCGATGGCGTTGTAGGAAAAGATGCAATACTTGAGATTAAGTGTCCACGAGCAACTAAGTTCTTTAAGATTGTGGCTGATGAGAATATCGATAAGGAATACTATGCTCAAATGCAGATGCAAATGTTATGTAGTAATTCTGACAAGGCATATTTCTTTAACTACTGCATCATTGATGGCGAGGAATTTCATCACACAATAGAAGTAAAAAGAGATGAGGAAATGATTGCTCTTATTAAAGAAAGACTTGAGGAAGCAATAGCTATTAAGGAGGACTACATCGATAAAATCAATAGCAAATTACAGATATGACGCTACAAGAAATAATTTTAAAACACAATTTAATATTTACATTTTTTATAGTTTTTTGGATATTTTTAATATTTGCATTTTACCAATCCTTTAAAGAAAAATAATAATGACACCAAAAGAAAAAGCAATAGAATTATATGAAAAATTTATATTTCCTTGTTGGGAATGTGATGAGTTTACCAAAGCTAAAGAATCTGCATTATTAGCAGTTAATGAAATATTGTCAAACGATAACTTATACACGGAATTATTTATTTATTATTCAGAAGTAAAAAGAGAAATAGAAAAATTGTAGCTATGATAACTATAAAAGAAATTAGTAAAAAGCGTGACATTCCTATTGAGATTTTATATAAAAGATTAAAAAGATATAATATAGAATCAAAAAAAAAGATTGGTAATACACATTATTATAACAATAAAATTGAAGTATTAATAGGACACAAGCCTACAAGGTTTTTTCCTACTGAAATAAAAAAGTTAAAAATAATAGATTATCATTTAATGTTTCCCAATCAGACTAAAAAAACAACTGCTGATGAATTGGGGATTAGTTACGAATATTTTATTAATGTATTAAAAGACTGGAAAGACAACGATAATTGTATAACAATAAAAAGTAGATTATAATGAAACAACAAATTTTTATAGATGACGTACACGAGTACGATTATGAGTTTTTACAAACTGGAAATGGGAAGATACATAACCTATATTGCAGTAATGGAGGAGAATGGACAGAACACATAAAAGGAATGGTAGCTATGAGTATTAAAGATGATGGTAATAGATTGGTAATTAATGAATTTTTAGAAGATTCAAGTGAAATCAACTATTCAGAAGCAGAACAATTATTTATATTGCTAAAGTTGATTAACTCTCCAGCGAAATACGAAATAGGAACTAAAAAATTATTGTGATATGGATATAACGAAATGCAAAGGCACTAATTGTGACAAACGAGAGTTTTGTTACCGATATACTGCAATGGAAAGTAAATATCACCAATCTTGGTTCGTTACCCCACCGATAAATTCAAAAGGAGAATGTGATGAGTACTGGGAAATAAAATGCCCATATTGCGGTCAATACGCTGGTATTCACAAATTAAGTTGTTCAACTGGTAAAATTACAATAAAATTATAACTATATTTGTAAGATGACAAGACAAGACTATATCAGATTAAAGCAGACTAACCCCACCGAGCTAATATATATTTACTATAAAGAAAAGTTTGATGGGTATAAACATAAACCTGAATTGAGTAGAAACGAACTAATGATGTACGTTCAGATGTACAACGATGTAAATTCAATACTTAATTATGTTGTTTCTGAATACGATAGGAAATTTGATATAGTCTTGCTTATGAATACTAATGGACAATACATAAAATCATTATGAGAAACCACGAGATAAGTAAAGTCTTACGAGATGCTGGAATAAAAGAACATCGGTTATGGGATAAGCCAAGACCAAAATGGGATGATTATGATTTCATAGTCTTAGAATGTATCAAACGTGGATTACCAATTCCTAATAAGAAAAGTGAAAGTGAAGTTTCTATTATTAGAAAAATAAAAAGATTAAAAGATGGCAAAGTATATGAATCTGTAAAATTAGCTTCCGAAGATAATGGAATAGGATTAAATTTAATATACGATAATTGCAACGGAATAAAAGAACAACAAAAATTTATATATATTTATGAAAAGAAAGTACAGTCATTGGCAAAGAGTTTTGAGGATTATGGAATTTTACCACAAGAAAGGCGTGAATAAAGAAAGAGTAAACGAAGTGTATAGAAAAATTAACTTAATACGATTAGAAAAATGATAACAATATTAGCTGCAATAATAGGAGTTGCTTGGTTCTTAATGGAATTAATTTACCATTATCAAGGAGAAATAACAATAGTTCCAATCAAGGGAATAATGCTCGGAGCGTTATATAATAGTGAGGAAATTGAAGAAGAAGATACCGAACATATCATCCAAATACTTTTTTTTGTATTTTCTTTTAATTTTATTTGGATAAGCCAAAATTAATATTTACATTTGTCAAGATGTTATGGGGGAGCATCATAATTTCCCCTACTAAATTTTATATGCTATGAGCAATAGAACACAAGTTTTCGCTGGAGGAAGTAAAAATCCAGCAACAAAGTTCCTAGATTGGAAGTCAGACCAAAAAGGATTTTCTTATTACGACAAAGGATTGGGCAAAAATGTTGAAGTTCCGCTTCCGTTTAAGTTTGTTTTCCTTGATGAATTATCAACCGTAAAAGGTTGGAATGATGCAAGTTCTTCAGGTATTTTCTCGAATGAGGTTAAGTATCTTTCTAAAGAGCCAATGACCGTTAAGGCATTTAAAGGCGGAGAGATTGCAAAAGGATTGTACAATGAGATTAAAGAACGTGTTAAAAATGCAGGTGGACACTACTCAAAGTCTATCTACATTATGTTAGAAGATGGAGCATTAGCTAACATCCAGTTGAAAGGTTCTGCTACCCAACAATGGGGAGAGTTTGTAAAAGCAAACAGACAAAGCATTACTCGTACTTGGGTAAATGTAGCAACTGCTACCGAGAGTAAAAAAGGTAAGGTTGTATTCTCTGTTCCAAATTTCACAATTGGTGCTGATATTGAGGATTTAGATGCAAGAGATGCCGATGCAAAGTTTGATGAATTAGAAGCATATCTTAAAACATATCTTGCTAAAGTTGATGTAGAGGATATTGATGTCGAAGCAGAAATTGAAGCAATCGTTCCGTTTTAGCATAAAGTAACTGGCTTTAGAAAGTAAAGAAAACTAAAGGGAATACAAATCCACTTTACAGGATTGTGGTATCGGGAGCTAAAAAATGAAGCGTTTAATTAGCAAGTTAGTAAGAACGGTGGGAAAGGCTAACATTTTATAACGTATGTTTGTTCCTGCTTTCTTACGTTACTTAATTCCCCTGAACTGAAATTCGGGGGTTTTTTAACCAATGTGTTCATTTTTTTCAGCTGTTCATTGTTAATGAACATTACCTTTCGCTGAACAATAGACCCTAAAAAATGGGGTTTATCTAACAATAGCATATCGTCCACAATGCTTTAAGAAATTTGGTTGCATAGCCATAAAAGCCTTGACGAATGGAGTGGACGCCAATGAGTCAAGGCTTTTTAAATTATAATTATATGAAAATATCAGTATTCAAAGATTTATTAAAATCAAAAGAAGTTCCATTTATTGTTCCAATCGAAAAGGTTGTAGCACGAATAAAAGAAGGTAAAAGTAAAGACTTAATTGAACGCATCCGCAATGGAGAGGATTTAAAAAAACAATTACCTTGCATCTTATTTGCTGGAGAATTTAGCGAAAGAAATTCAAATGGATTGATTACTCATTCGGGACTAATGGTTGTAGATTACGACAAATACCCCAATAATGACGTTATTAACGAACATTTTGAATTATTGAAGCAAAATCCACACTTCGTATTATTATTCATATCGCCATCAGGGAATGGTATAAAAGGAGTTGTAAAAATACCAGTTGCTACTAAAGAAACACATCCGAAGTACTTCAAAGAATTTCAAAAGAAATTTGACTTTGATTATTTTGACATTGCCAATTCAAACGTGGACAGAGTTTGTTTTGAGTCTTATGACCCGAATATATACGTTAATTATGATGCAGAAATGTTTGATGCAAAGTTAGTTGATGAGGGTTTTACTATTTCAGAACGTGTGCCATTAGTTCCAATTACAGATGAAGATAAGATTATTGATAGGATAATGAAATTCAACTGGGGTAAAGGATTTAATGAAGGAGAGCGTAATGCGTTTGTGTTTGATTTAGCTGGAGCATTTTGTGAGTATGGAGTTAGCCAATATACTGCTGAAGGATATATACTTAACAATGTAATAATTGGAGAGTTTTCAGAGCAAGAAGCTAAGACTACTATTAAGTCTGCATACCGTAAAAGGCAATTCGATTCTAAATACTTTGAGGATTATCAGAAAATTGATAGGATTAAACTTGACTTACATAGAGGTAAAGCAGAGGTAATGAAAATACACAACATCGATGAAGATACATTTGACGATTTAAAAGTAGTAAGCGAAAACTCAAACTTTTGGTACTTAGATAAAAAGGACAATGTAAAAATTGATTCTTTAAAATATAAGATATTCTTAGAAGAAAGAGGGTTTTATAAACACTATCCAAATGGAAGTGATAAGCCTATGTTTGTATTTGTAAGCGAAAATAAAGTAAGAGAGTCATCAATCTCAAGGATAAAAGATTATGTTCTTACCTATGTACTTAAAGGAAAGCATATCGATGTATTTAATTACTGCTCAACTTATCATAACTTGTTTACGGAGCAATATTTGATAATGTTAGAAACGATTGACCTAATGATGCTCAAGGATTTAAAAGATGTAAGTTATATTCCATTCTCAAATGGTATTTTAGAAATCACTCAAACCAAAACTGAATTGAAGGAATACTTTGAGATGGATGGGTATATTTGGGAGAGTCAGATATTGGATAGGGATTGGGTAAAAACAAAATCAACTGACAATGACTATCAGAAATTCATCGAGAACATATCCCACAACGATTCTGATGCAATGAAATGTACGATAGGTTACTTACTATTAAATTATAAAAATCGTTCTCAAAACAAGGCTGTAATCCTTAATGACGAAATAATATCAGAATCTCCTGAAGGAGGAACTGGAAAAGGATTATTCGTACAAGGGATTGGTCAGATTAGAAGAACGGACATTATAGATGGTAAGCAGTACGATAGTAAAAAACAATTCTCGTACCAAACCATATCGTTAGAAACCAAAGTACTTGTGTTTGATGATGTTAAGAAAGGATTTGACTTTGAGAATAACTTTAGTTTGATTACAGAAGGAATTACATTAGAGAAGAAAAACAAAGATGCTATCAAGTTAAATGTACACGAAAGTCCAAAAGTAATAATCTCTACTAACTATGCAATCAAAGGAGATGGACACTCACAAGACCGTAGAAGGCACGAGCTGGAGATAGCACAGTATTATGGTAAGACATTGACTCCTGAGCAGGATTTTGGCAGACAATTGTTTGATGATTGGGAGATGGATGATTTCCACAGATTTGATAACTATATGGTTGAGTGCTTACAGACTTATTTTACTTATGGATTGATTGCTCAAAATAGCAAGAATACTAAATTGCGTAAGTTTATTGCGAGTACGTCTCCTGAGTTTAACGAATGGTCGATGGATAGCGAAAATTTGCCAATAGGAATTAGACTTGATAAGCAAATATATTTAGATAACTTCAAAAGAGATTATCCCGATTTTGCTCAATTCAAATTAACGCATAAACGATTCCAAATATTCATACAGAAATATTGCCAGTTTAGAGACATTAAATACGATGATGGTAATAGCAACGGAATGAAATGGTTTATGGTTGGAGAAGAAGGAACTGAAGAAGAAATAATGTTTTAAATACGGTCTAAATTCAGACCGAAAATACAAATTTATGTTAAATAATTTTCATTAATAGAATAAAGTATTACATTTACAAAAAACAAATAGATATGACAGAGCAAGAAGAAGGATTAGAATTGTATTTAGAGCTATATGATAAAGATATAGTAGATGCTTTTGGAAGAATATATATATCTGATGGAGTATATTTATGTCTAAATGGAAAATATGAAGTAGATGACTTATGAGCAATCCGAAAGATAAAGCAATACAGTTAGTAAACTCATTTGATGAGTTGGGTAGAGATTTCACAAGAGGAGTTTCTATGAAGGAATTTTCAAAACAATGTGCGTTAAAGGCAGTTGATGAATTAATAAAAGAAACTGGAAGTAAATATTGGTATAATGTAAAATCAGAAATAGAGAAGTTATGAAATATATATTAGTGTTATTAGATTATGAATTCATCAAGGACAAAATCGAGGACAAAATGTCCTCGATAAGTAAATATTAAAGAATGACAAGAATGAAATACATATTAGTATTATTAGCATACGAGTTTATAAGGTCGAAGTTGATTTGGCTATGGTATTATTTAATTAAAAAAGGAACAGAATAATGAAACAATCAGCAGTAGAATGGTTAGTAAATGTAGTTCAATCTTGTATTGCACCAAACTTTATACCAAAAGAAATAGTTGAACAAGCTAAAGAAATGGAAAAGGAACAACAAGGTTATAGTGAGAAAGAAGTTAAAAAAATTCTATTTGAATGGGGAATGTATAAGGTAAGTACAAATTTCACAGTTGGTGAGGTTATGGATTATGAGCAATGGCTTGAACAATTTAAAAAGAAATAATGGAAAATATATTAGATAAATTTTTTAATAGTAGTAGTGATGCTTCAAATTTAGAAGCAAGTCAACAAGAAGAATTGCAGAAAAGTTTTAAAGAATGGTTAATAAATAAAAAACCATCATTTGAAGAATCAGTAAAACCATTAATAATGTATTTAGCACATAATCATCACCCACATACCTCTGTATATGTTAGGAATAATGTAGCGGAATTATTAGAAGGAAAACAATCATTTATTACAGATGAATATATTTTAGATTAATAAAAAAACAATGAAAAAAGAAACATTTGAAGAAGTTGCTGAAAGATTATATCCAAATGGATGTGATGGCACAAATAGAGGTGTAAAGATTTATAGAAGAGGTTTTATTGAAGGTGCTAAATGGCAACAAGAACAGATGAGTAAGTCAGAATTTCTACAAAAATTAAGAGCAACTTTATCTGATGCAGAAGCAAGAAGATTAATATTTGAACAATTTAAAAAGAAATAAGATGGCACAAGAAACATTTGAAGAAGTTGCTGAAAGATTATATCCAATTATAGAAACAAATGATTATATGGATTGGTATGATAAAAATTATGACATAAGAAATTCTTTTATTGAAGGTTATAAATGGCAACAAGAGAAGATATGTAGCTCAGAAGTAATACAAAGAATTAGAGCAAGTAAGTCAGATGCAGAAGCAATACGTATAATCAAAACAATTTAATATGAAAGCAATATTAGAATTTAATTTACCCGATGACCAGATGGAGTTTAATAGAGCAAATCAGTCATTAGATATGGCTTGTGCTTTATTTGATATATTACAATTGCGTAAAGCTATGTTTAGAAAATACGAAAGTTATATAGATACTCCTGAATGGTCGAGTGTTGTTGATTTTATGGGAGATGAAATAGCAGACATACTTGACGAACACAATATTAATATTGATAAACTAATTGAATAATGAGCGGAGGGCATTGGGATTACTTACAGTACAGGCTTGCAGATGTATCTGAGGATATAGAAAAACTTGTAGAGAAAAACGGTCAGCTAAAAAGTGCTGAAGAATTAAAGGAAGAAAGATGGCACGATAATGATTGGTATGAAAAATACCCTGAAGATAAAACACATTACGAATACCCTGAAGAAATAATTGATGAGTTCAAAAAAGGTGTTGAAATAATTAAGTTAGCTCAAATATATATGCACCGAATAGATTGGTTACTATCAGGAGATGATGGAGAAGAATCATTTATAACAAGATTAGCAAAAGATAAAGCAAAACTATAATTTAATGTGGAGAGTATCGGCGTGTCACTCGGTAGAGTTGAAAGGCTTTTGAGCCACATTATTTTTTAAAATACACATCATAATATGGAATTAAGACCTTATCAAGACGAAATAGCTAAAAAAGCTACCAAAATCCTAAAAGAATGTGGATTCGTCTACCTATCGATGGAAGTTAGAACTGGAAAGACAATTACCGCATTAGAAACTGCTTACAACTTTGGTGCTGAACGAGTGCTATTCATAACTAAAATCAAAGCGTTTTCCTCAATCAAAAGTGATTACGATAACATTGGGTACTTATACAACCTAACTATTATTAACAAGGAGTCTTTGCATACAATTTATGACAATGATTTTGATGTGATTATAATTGATGAAGCACACGGATTAGCTGCATTTCCAAAAGCAAGTAAATATCAAAAGGACATTCGTAAAAGATTTAGTAAAGTACCAATGATATTTTTATCAGGAACACCAACTCCTGAATCATTTAGCCAATGGTATCATCAATTATTTCTTCAG